GAGATCTGTGGGCCACGGATTAACTCAAGTGGAGTAGAACCGCCACCAGCAAAGTTATTCTGTGTGCTTTCTGAAATACCAGGCCAAATCTGTCCTTGTCCGCCTGTACCTGTACCTGTGTAGCCAGTGATGCGCTTTACACGGTGTGAAGTACCAACACCCTTTTTACGGGGAATACGGTTGCGGAGTGGAGTTGGGCGTGGTGTAAGCAACTTAGCAGGTGCTTCGAGGTCAAATGCCGCAAAAGATGTGCTAAGTGGAGATGTAAGAGAAATATCCTTTTGGATATCCTGCATTGCCAAACGCTGAGAAGCAAGTGCGCTATTAAGTGCGCCTACTGCATCTGGTGAGAGTGACTTGTTTGTTGCAAGTGCTTCGAGTGATGCAACTGCATCTCCAGAAGCCTGTGCGAATGTTGCTGAACCTGACTTAATAGCCATGATTGCAGAAGGGTCTGTTACAGAGTTTGAAACAGACTTATTAAATTCTGCTGAGAATTCGTCCATGCGTACTGCTGCTTCTTTAGCAGAAGTTGCATCGCCGAACAGGTCAGCAGCCTTTGGGGCTGTGAGAGCCATTTGTTTCCTTTCGTAAAGAGGTTGGTTTAATTACTTGGCTTGTAGGGCTTTTGCTTTGGTTTCAAAGTCATCAGCCAATTCTTTGTAACCGCGTGCCAAATCTTTATCGCTGGTTACGGCAGACTTTGCGCGATATTCGGCGGCTTGTGCCAACAAATCACCTAGTTGGTGAATATCGGTCTTAATCACCGAACGCTTTGGTCCACCTGCTACTGCTTTATTCAACGCCGTTGCTAATTCTGTTTCCAACTTATTAACTGCATCTTTGTATGCGTTAATCTCATTAGCAACAGTTTCTTTTGCACTCTTTACGGCTTTTTCAATGATAGCACTAACTGTGTCATCACTAATAGCAGACTTATCCGAAACATCTTCTGCTTCGGAATCTTCTTCTGTTCCATCATCAGCAACATCATTTCCATCAACATCAATGCGAGGAATAATTGTTGTGCTTGATTTTGGAGTTTCTGTTGGGCTTACCATAGTTGCAGTTGATACGTCATCACGACCATGAGTCTCTGATGGCTTATGGCAACCGCACTCTAAGCACTTATTGACAGACTTTTCTTCCATATGAGAATCTTTATCTTCAATGTGACCTTTGCACATTTTGTCGTCGCAACCACCCTTAGTGGCGCAATCGTTGCAACCTTCACATTCACAATCGGCGGTTTCAGCCTTATCAAGTGGCTTATCACCTTCTGCTTCTTCAACTTCTTCTTCTGCGGCTCCAGACTCAGAACCTTCATCAGTTTCAGTTTCAGCATCTTCACCATAAGCACGCTTTTCTGTATCTGCTTCTGGTGTATCAATTACAACTTCCTCTGTTGGCTTATCAGCATCAGCAGGAAGTTCCTGTTCTACCATTTCTTCCATTTGTTTTAACTCCGTTCCATCTGATTTAGCCAACATTAGTTTGGCATTTGGGTTTGCTGGTCTATCTACAAGTGAAACTTCCACAATTTGACCATCAATAATGCGACCATTAGCCGCCTTCTCATCGCGCACTACTCGTGGAGAGCGAATACCGATTGAGAAACCTTTTAGCACACCTGCTTCTACCTTTTTGATAGAAGATGCATCTACAACAAGCGCAGAGATGTAATGTCCATCTGCCTTGCTATCTAATTCTTTAGCAACACCTGCGGCGATATTGGAGTGTTGTTCGCGGATATTTCCACCTGTCTTAAACCATTCAGGCATTGCTTTATTAAGCCAACCTGCATCACAAATCTGGTTATCAATATCTAGTGCATCGTCTGTTGCTTTACCGTACACAAGTAGAGTTCCATCTTCTTGCTTTTCTTGCTTAATAATTGCCGCATATGATGTTGCAAAATCTGTTACTGACATTGATTTATCCTTTTTCTCTCTATTAGCAATGCTGTTTGCCCACGCTTTGCCTGAATCGCCACCCCATAAGAGCCAAGCAATATAACCAGCAGAAGGGTTTGAGGAATTTCCCCAATCTTTGCCTTTTTTATCAACTTCGTGTCGCGCAAAATAACTAACCATACGGTTAATTGTTTGTAACGGTAAAGATTTACCATTTGATAAATCTCTCGCACGTGCAACGCCAACCATAGTTCCACCGCGATTAAATTTGTCGCGTAATTCTAAACCACGTTTTGCATTATTCCTAACACTATCTGGTGGTGAATATCCGTCTGCGCTTTTTTCTGCATTTACAACGTGAATATAAAGTGCCGCCAAATGGTCTTTTGCATCTTGTAATGTGTTATTACAACTTACAACAGAATTATCGGAATCTTTGATTACTGGATAACCAGCGCAATCATGCGAACCTTTTTCCCCAATATGGTATGGCATTTTTTATTCTTAGATACCAGAATAAATAATTGAAACTGCGCCAGTAGCAGTAGCAGAAGCAACAATTGCCCATACTTCATCATTACCGCGCAACCAAACTTGTTGTGTTGCGTTTGATGCAACTTGACTACCGCGTGTTGCGCCTGATGTACTTACAGAAGCATCACCGATATAAAGCACGGCGGTGTGGTTATTGCAAATCTGAACTGCGGTATCAGGTAAACCAGCAGGCATTTTGAACAATAAATTTGCAGTTGTTCCTACTGTTGCATTAACGTGTACTAAAGCCATTTACAAATCCTCTCCATCAAGTAGTAACGATAACGCATCTTCGCCTATATTTGCAGTATCTACCACATACGGTGCTAAATCGCACACACAATTTGGGTGTGCTGGTGGTTCGGTATCTCCGCTTGGAAATGTCTCGTCAATACCGATAGGCGACACATCTTCATTCTCTTGACACTCATCACAAGGGTCTGCGGTAAGCCACTCTACCAGTTCCACGCCAGTTTCTTCATATAACTCACGTGCCGCAACACTAACTGCGCTACTCATTTCGGTTTGCGCAATCATTAATGCGCGCTCGCTATCGGTAAGAATTTCATCAACGTCAGCAATCCATTTATCTTCAAGATACTGCGCACGTGCGCCTTCTGCATCTCCCAACCAATGCGCAACCGATGGCGCAATTTCTGATGGAGATACGCCTTCTTGTAACGCTTTAGCAAGTAAAGTACCAATTCTGTCCATTGTTGTTTGGTTAATGCCTTGAATTGTTACGCCACGCCTATCTAGCAGTTTTTGTAAACCGCCAGAAGGTTTAACCAATCGTGCGGCGGCACGGTTTCCGGGCTTCCAATTTGACCAATCAATACCAGCAGCATTTTGTAATTGACGCATAGTTGGTGCTTTGTTAATTTTTGCTTTAGTAATTGCGTGCATAGCAATATCTTGTCCAAGCACATAACTTTCAGAATACAAAGTAGCGAGCGCATTAGACATAGGTTTGCTATCTGGGTGTATATGAATACGCGCCCACGCACGACCTTCTTCGGTTGTAATTGCGCCAGTAAATTGCATAGCAATAAAATCTTTTACAACTTGTTTGGCATCTACCGATTTACCTAACGCATCACGAATTAACAACGCACGTCTAGCGGCATAACGCCGTTTAGCGGTTTGCTTTTGCTTCCATTGTTTAGCCATAGTGCGCCTACGCTAAATAACGCTCTGCATACCACCGTGCGCTATCGTAATCTTTTGTATTAACAAATTTGTTTAACACATCAGCATATACAACAGGTACATTTTGGAAACGGAATGAACGGTCTGGTGATTTACGCAACCAACGCAAGAATTGCTTTAACTCTTGTTGCGCTTTAACTGCATCTGAGTCATCTTCATTTTGTACAGTTTCAGTTTCGTTTTGTACATTTTCTAATTCTGGCTTATCTGGATTATCTAATGCTTGACCATTATCAAGAACAGTTGGCGCATCTGAAATTGCTTTGAAACCACTATCTGTTACAAGATAAGCGTTAGCACCAGCAACAATTATAGGCATATCCGCTTCTGGAGTTTCAATTAATGAACGACCTGATTCTGCACGGATTTCATTAATTGTCATTGCGCCTTGCTTTAACTTAATATCGTTAGAGCGTGCATCTGCTTCTTCATCTTTGCGACCGCTTTCCATGAATTTGAATTCAAGTTCACGTGGCATACCGAGGAACACATACGATAAGTGCGTAATCATTTTGCCAACCCAAGTAGAAAGTGGCAATGCGCCAAGCACTTCGGAAGTTTCTGCTTGACCTGATTGATGACCCGAACCGCCTAATCCGTGCTTTGGTGTAAATCCAATTTCAGAAGGCATAACACCAAAGTGTCCGCAAATGCTATTCACAAGATATTCGTCAAGAGTATCTTTGAAACGCTCGCCGTAACCATCAAACTGCACTGGTTCCATACCAATAGGCAATAGGCGTACACGCTTACGTTGTTCTGTTTGTCCTGCTAAATCGTTATTGAAAATGTTTTCATACGCACGTAGCAAGTCTGGATTACCACCAAAGTTTGCATCTGTTTTCATTAACAATTCTGGTGTAACGCCATCTGTATATTCTGCGCGTAACCATTGCTGACGGCGCAAGTAAATATCTGCAAGTGGTAACGCACGTTCAGTTGGTCCATATCCATATACGGAAGTTGAACGGCGATTGCGAATAAAGTATGCAAGTTCATCTGATGAAAATTCACCATCTGCGGTTTCTGTTTCTGTTGGCGCAGAGAATTCTGAACGTGGGAAACCGTACAAGATTTGCTGATATGCACTATAAGGTGGTTGTGGTCGCATACCTCTATCGTCAATTAACGGCTTAATTGTTGAACCGTCAAGAATTTGCAAACCGAGTAAATCTCCACCAACTGTCATTTGCGGCCATATAGCCCACGCATCTAACACCAAGATTTCTTCAAGTGCAATGTTTAACCAATCGTAGAATAGCAATCCGTTTGCTTTGTCTGGTTGTTCCCAGAATGCACGAATACGGTTTATATCTTCGGTGTATTTATCACGCGCAGTTTGCATAGCGCGTACACGTGTACCGCCAATTTCTGTAATAATCTTTTCTGCACTATCTTCACCAAGAGTAATATCCCAGTTAAGTCCGAGTAGTTTTGCTTTCTGCACTTCAATACAACGGCGCAAAATATCAATCTGGTCTGCGGCGGCACGTAATGTTTTGAATGGTGTTAAGCGTGTTTCGGTGATGTTGATATTTTGTGCAACTTGAAATTCATAACGGCGTGGGTCTGGTCTGCCATCTTCACGTGGTGGGTTAATCGCGCCCGGAATAATTGGCATACCAGGAGCAAATGGAACTGTCGCAAGTGTTGGATTGCGTGGTAGTGCATCTGTTTGTCCGTATGATGTTGTTTGCCCCATATTGTTTCGCATCTGCGTTTCTGTAAGCGCAACTGCGCCAACGGGAAGACTAGGTGCTTTAGTAATCTCTTTTGCAACTCTTTCTGCAAATCGGTCTATCAAACCCATTACATTAACCTCTCAAATTATTGCCGCATGATGAGCAAGTGCTCGATGTTTTTGGTGACGGCATACCACAAACATTACACAATAATGCCATATTTGCTAATGCAAGCATACTAGCACCACCTGTATTTAATTCTGTTAATGCCCACACTAATGCATCTAATCTGTCTGGAGATTCATTTGATGATGGCGTCCATTCACACATTTGCGTTTCAAGGTCGGAGAAATAACCAACGTGATGCACTCTGCCTTGTTCATAAAGAGAAGAAATAGGTTCGGCGCGCAATTGCTTACCGCGAGTAGCAGTTACCTTTTGTACTGCAATACTGGCATCTACTTGTCGCAATAGCATAATCACCATATCGCCACCGTTGTTTGTTTCAGCAACAATCTTGTCCGCTTTATGCGTGTGATATAACTGCACGGCTTGTCTTGCCCACGCATCGGGAGTAGCGCGTAACGATTTATCATCAAGTACAAAATACTCACCGTTTGTTGCAATACCAGCCGCAACAATTCCAGTTTCATCAGAAGTTGCGCTAGATGTAACGGCAGGGTCAATAGCAACCACAATGCGAATTAACGGTGGTGCTTCTGTAACTCTTGCTTTATCAATAATCTCACGTGTCCATAGCGCGCCTTCAACATTGTCAAGAATTTCACCGTAAAGTTCCTGACGACCTAGCCGCGTGTTCTCATATCTCAACTTATATTGTGCAAGAGCAGATGCGGCTAGGTTTTTTGCATTATCAAATGTTGAACCGCGAACCACTTTAACGTTATCTTGCGCAATCAATTCTTTGATTAACTTAATTGGCTTTGGCGTAGTGGTAACAATAGTTTGTGGGTTATCACCTAAACGCAAACCGAATTGATACTGGTCCCATGCCTCTGGATACTTAAATGCCGCTAATTCATCAAACCAACCGCCGTGATGCTGAGGTCCACGCAAACGCTCTGGTTCTTCACCTGAAAACAATTTAATGCGAGAACCGTTAGTCAAAAAAATTTCACCGATACTGCGGTTGTAATCCTTTAGCGTTCCATATTCACGTAACACATTAACAATGCCTGATTCACCTTCTGCGCACGTATCTCTCGCATCTGAATAAGTAGGCGCAACTATTGCCCAGCGTGTCTTAGGTTGGCTACTAGCCTGATACGCAAGCCATTCTGCCGCCGTGCGTGTTTTACCAGCACCGCGACCTGCGAGATATAACCACGTTGTCCAACTTGTGTCATTAGTTGGTATTTGTTCGGGACGTGCTAGTTGATGTATCCACCTAACCCTGCGGCTGGCTATCAAGGAGAGCAACGAGCCTTCTGACTTCGGCATCAACTGTGTCTCGCTCATATACATTCACCTCAACTTGTGCCTTTGTTGGCATATCCAAACCAAGCAATTTGGCTCGCCGTTCCATAATCTTTACTAACGCTAAAACTGCACGTGCGCGAGTTGGCGCATCACCACCGTTAATAACATCTCCCCATATAGCCGCTTGCGCAATATCCAATCTGTCCATTTCAGCGTTACGCACTTCAACTACATCTTCATAAATAATCCGACTACACGCTTTCAAATATGCTTTATGCGCGCCACTAGCACTTGCATATCCAACACGGTCAGCAATCATGTCAAACGTTAAACCACCACGCCTTAATTCAAGCACCTGCTTTTCTTTTGCAATGGTGTCTGGATTAACTTTGCTTTTAGCCATTGATTAACTCCTTAGCGTTACGTTGCCATCTTTGTACCGCTTCTTTTTGCGCATCTTTACACGGTTGGCACGTAGGTTCTTTTAACTTCAAATGTCTGTTATATCCAGCGCGTGTACCACACTCTGCGACTTTGCGCGTTAATGCTCTATTCTCCGCAATCGCCTGTTTTCTATTCTCTGCTTTCTCACAACCCAAACATTGATAATTCTTAGTGCAAAAACAATCGCTCATTTTGAACCCCCCCAACCGCCACCACGGAATATGGCTGGCGTAGCGCCTATTACTTTGCTCATAGCGTTACCGCACTTACATTTCACTTCGTGCTTATCATCAAATCCAAAATACACATTCTCCTGCTCGTTACACTTAAAGCACTTAAACTGGTAAATCGGCATTTATACACCCCCATAATCCACTACAAATGTACCACGTATTGTTAATTTTGCGGTCTAGGACATAACACTTTAGCAATATCTTCATTTGGCGCACCTGCAAATTTGAAACCAGTAGTTATGCGACTACGTGATAAGCCAAGCCGACCAGTAATAGAAGAAGTTTTGCCGCGTTGTGCAACTCTGGAAGGTTCTCTAGTCATCTCCCAATTCTTACTGCGGTTCAACGCCCTAACACGCGCTGGGTGACTTGTGGTTGTATATGTATCTAACCCTTGCGCCTTTAGTCCAGCACAAACCATATCCACAAATTTATTACCTAAGCCAATACCTTGATAATCGGGAAGCACTACTGTTCGGCTAATCCGTCTGGCGTTTTTTACGTTAGCGTTAATAAGAGGCAGAATTGCAGTCATAATTGCTGGCTGGTCATTAACAAGTCCAACATATATTTGCGCCGACTTATTCAAACTGTCGCTTAGATAGTGATGTTTACTGAATACGCTCCACGCTTCATACTTTGCCCAAATGACTTCAACGTTGACTTGTGGGCGGGGTTGAACCGACCCCCAAGTGAAAGTGCCAAGATGTGGCTGGTAAATCCAATCGGGTTGCAACCACTCTTCAATGTCATAGTGGCAAGATACTGCGACAAACTTTTGATTACGCGCTCTAACGGTTTTAGCAATGGCAGAAGAACCGATTTGCGCGACCGTGCGGTCAATAACAGATGTAAATTCATCAACAACTGCAATATCTTCACTCTCTGCCAATACACGCGCCATGCTTACGCGAAACTTCTCACCATTGGATAGATTCTCATATGGGCGCAACCACGCTGGCGGTGAACTAAAACCTACGCTAGATAATAGTTCCGTTATATCTTTAATAGATAACCCAGTTGGAAAATCGTCAATAACGGCGTTATTGCGCCCCCATTGCATATTCTCCGTACTTTGTAATTCTTTATTAAACATATTTTTAGCAATAGTTGTTTTACCTGCGCCCGATGGTCCAACAATAAGACCAACGTTCCAATCACGTGTTCCTAAGTCTGGAATGTTATTAGGAATTTCAGTAGAAGAAACTTTGGCGGCTTGCAAATCAAATATGCCTTCTAACTGCATCACACGTGGTGTGCGGTTAATCTCTGTTGTTAATTTAATGGTGCTCATATAACAATAGCCCTAACTCGCAAACCTTCTTGTGATAGACGTAGTAACAATGCAGTTTGTTCATTTTCATCTTCGCACTCAATAACAACTTCATAACGCTCAGCGATTTCCTTCATATCGGTATCAATTTCTTCGCGTGTTTTTAAGTCAAATTGTCCAAAACCTAAATCTTTAATATTCCAATCACCTAAATCAAGTTCACGTAACTGGTCTAACAATACTTCGCTATCCCACGTTGCTAATTCAGCCGTGCGATTATCCGCGAGCGCAAATGCTTTAATGGTGTCGCTATCCCAATCTTCTGGGACAGTAACGCAAGATAAACCTTTCCAACCAATCTTTTGCGCGGCTTCTAGCGTTCCGTTACCAGCAACAACAACTTTATCTTTGGTAATAACAACTGGTTTGCGTTGTCCAAATTGTTGTAACGAATTAGCAATTGCATCTATATTTTTTTGACTATGTTTTCTTGCGTTATTTGCATCTGGTGTTAAATCAGCAATTAACACAGTTTCAATTTTGAGTTCCATTTTTGCCTTTCAAATAATGGTTAATAAAAAGTGAGAGAGGACGCTAAAGGGACGGATAGCGCCCTCTCTCTGTATTCGCTACTCAACCGAAGGGACAACGGGAGTGCGAAGTGCCTTCACTCGCTCAACATCTGTGATGTTAAACAAGGATTTACGTTTTTCTTTGCCAACTGGGACAAGAATTTTACGCCAAACAAGTTGCCGCAAATTGTTAGATGTAATGCCAAGCATCTCTGCCGCATTTTTTGAATCAACTACGTTTTCCATTTTGTGCCTTTCTATGCCCAAGGGTCATCAATTGGGTCCTCTGTAACTATTGCAGGGTTTAATGTAACAGGTTCTGCAACGTTACGAGGTTTGATTCCATATTCTTCAACGTTAATCTCTAATGTTTTACGTTCGGTATTTTCTTTATCAATCCAAGTATTTTGCTTTAATGTTCCAGTAATTAACACTCTACTGCCTTTGCGCAATTCATTTGCCGCGCCAGTTGCATCTTGACCCCAAACAAAACAACGATACCAAATTGTTTCTCCGTCAATCCATTCATTATTTTCTTTAATGCGTGGAGTATTTGCAATGTTAAAACTTGTAACTAATTTTCCATTTGGAGTTTTACGCATTTCTGCATCTGCTCCTAAGTTGCCAATAACAACTATTGTTGCTTCACCAGCCATAACCTTCCTGCCTTTCAATATATTCGTAATTACCTTCCACCGTTAGTTTAACAGTTGAACCGTTAGGCAGCAATAACGGATAATCAAATGGGTCAGCGTGTCGCGGAACAATGTGTCCAGTTTCAGTTGCAGTTTTTATATTCATATGAACAGATAATGTTCCTAAGTTATGACATTCGTGATGCAATGCAACTAAATTATCAATAGTGTCTTTACCACCACGCGAGCGCAATTTACGGTGATGCAAAGCAAAGTTATCTGATAACCCTATTCCACATTTTTCGCAGTACCCTTGACACCGTGCAAGAATTGACTCACGTAGAGATTTCCAATCCGTCATTTGATGCCTTCCTCGATTATCAAAATGGGTTAATCGGCGTATCTATCAAAATAATTATCAATGACGGTTTCAGCATGATGCAAACTGCGGCTTAGTTTTTCTTTATCAATTACCCGAATTGTTACGCCTTCAATAGTTCCATATTCTTTAATGGCAGTAATTTTTGTAACTTGCCCATCATCATCATATGCAACACCTGTTAATCCATCTAATACTGCACGGATTAATTTATCTAGGTCGGGTCTAATATGTGGTTCTTTGCGACTTACAGATTTTGGTTTGTTAGTAGTAAAAGTCAAATGCACCTCTACGGCTTCTTTTGCTTTTTGAATACCAACAAATTCAGCAGTACGCGCAATATCAGCGCGCCATAATGCTAAATCTTGCGCTCGCACGTGAATTGCATGACCGTTAATAAATTTAAGCGACCCTTGCGGAACAGGTCGCCCTTTAACAAAAAATTGCGTGCTAATACCAGAAATGTCGTTTCCAGTATTGCCACGCGGCGCAAGGTTTTCCATAACGGTGCTTAATATAGCGCAAACCGTTATTGATTTGTAACATTGGGTGCTTATTTTTTTCTCCTAAAACTTGCGCAATGCCAAATGCGGTACTTTTAGGATTATCTGCTTTGTAGTTCCAACTGCTTTCCTTACCCCATAACTGCGAAAGGCATACAAATTGGGGTTTATCCCAACCGTATGCCTTTATAGCCTTTACTGCGTATTGCTTGGGGTTTTGTAACGCTAGATTCATTTCTAACGCTTGTTGCGACATTCTTGGTGCTTGTGCTACTGCTGGTGTTGCTACTGGAAGTAATAATGCAGTTACCAGTATTAGTTGTATTTTTTGTTTATTATGTTTATGCATTTCCTACTCCTTTACAGGGTTCGGGTCTTGCTCGCTTCTTGATTATCGTAATTTTCCGCGACTTTGAATTGCGAGCGGTTTCTAAGGCGTTCTGCCATTTCCTCACTAGAGGTAGATGTTGCTTGAATATGCGCTCTTTCGGGGTCGCAAGTCGGGCAGAATTGCACCCCATCATACCAAGTTTCTATCTCGGTTAATACCCCATCACGCATTATTTTTTTTCTGTCCACATATCTGACCTGCAAAAAACCCTTAACACAACCATTGGTGTGCGTACATTGACACGATATGCGGTTACATTTTCTATCCATTACAACTCCCTTCTTAGTAGATTCATTACATCATCAATTCCTTGCTGATGCCCTTCTTTATATACAAACGCTAATTCGTTAAGTGGCGTATCTGGTAAACGTAATTCATTTACGCCACGCAATAACTTTTGTATAAACTCAAATTTTACAATTGGCGGTATTTCATCTTCTGGCTCAATTTGTTCCATTTGGTTCCTTTTGGTTACCTAATGCAATATCGGCGCAAATGGCTTGAACGCCGATTAACGCATTATCAATACTGCCTGACCGTTTAACAATTTGCTTACGATTAGCAACTGGACTCCACGCCATTATTTCTTCTGCAATACGATTGCGAATTTGCGCTTCAAGTACCGTTATTACCTGCTTTGCTAAATCGTTATGCTTTTCATCGGCGGTTTCTAATAGCAATTTGCCATCTTTAACGCCCCAATGTGCTTTTTTGCATTTCTTGGAATTAAAAAACTGCATACTACGCACCCACCTTTCCGTGTAACTTTTCAATCAAATCGGAATATTCAAAAATTGTTCCTTTTGCATAATCCATAACAGTATTAAATGCTTTTGTATCTTCTTTAAGTTGCGCAGAAGTAACGCCTAAATCTGCGGCAACTTTGTTAATTAGCCAATCAAATGGGTCTTGCATTTTATCGCCCTCTCTTATGGTCGTTAGATAGTTCCCAGTGATACTCGCAAACGTCTCTGCCGAGTTTCTGGTGACTTGCAGGTTCTTTACATATGACGCACTCTGGGTTGGTAGATGTAACGTCTGTATTCGTCTCTGGTGACGTGCTATCGGTCATTTGCCTTGCCTCTCTTTGTACATATTCTGCGCCACGCGGTATGCGTAACTTACTAAATCGGTTAAATCTTTACTTGCCGCCTCGTCAATTGCTAATAAGGCTATCCGACCAAACCGTTTAGTCATTTGTCCTATCCGACCTATTTCTGTGCCACTTAATTGGCGTGTTTGTAGTTCGGCTACGTACCACGCAGTAAGTGCTATACAACCGCCAATATCATTAGCGTTATGCAACTTGTCCCATTCTTCTTCTACTAATCGGGATAAGTTCCAAGCGTTAATGCCATTTGCTCTTGCTTCCGCTAATTTATTGCTAATTGCATCAACGGCTTTTTTAGCACTTGCTACTCTTGGAGAAGGTAGTTGTACTTCTGTATTCTGTTTTATGTATTCTGTATTCTGTATTCTGTATTCTGGCTCTGTTACTAACGCGTTATCCCAATCGTCATCAACTGGTTCGGCATTATTATCAGGCGCTTGCTTTTCTCGGTAACGTTTCTGTCTCTCTCGGAGATTTGCACGTTTCTGTTCAACTTGGTCTTTGCTGGTTTGATGTGTCAAATAATCGTGGATAATAAATCCGTTATTTGGCAAATCTTCCAGCCATAACCCAGCCAAAGATAACTCTGCGATAATTGCCATATCTTCTTCTGCAAATCGTGCGGCAATTTTCATTGGCACTTTTCCATCTGTTAGATATTTACCGCAGTAACACAATCCGTTTATATGAACACGGAATGCTTTATCAGATAACCCAACCACTTTGGGGTGGTCGGGAAATGAGTCATCAATCTTTATCCACGCCATTATTTAATCGTCAATCGCATAGTTGGTTCTCCCTGTTTCTTGGGTACTTCACCCATTGCGGCTTTTACCGCTTCTTCATCAATACTTGAACGACCTGCAATTTGCGACCACGAAACCTTGTTGCCATTTGGCGTTACGCCATCTATGCCTTCAAGATAAACCTTAATGCCGTCCTTTTCGCGTTCAAGATGTTTTATATCTTCCGAAATCACCAAATACTTTTCAATCAAACCGATGGTTTGATTATCTGTAATTGTTGTTTCGGCTTGTTCTTTTCCCTTGCCACCACACGCTTCTCCAAAATACGAGCAGTAATGCTGGCAGAATTGCTGTGCGTATCTTTCGGGTGCTGGTGGTAACTCCATACTACGTACTTCTTTCAACCATTCAATTGCTTGCTCTGCAATCTCTGGGTTGTATTCCTCTGTGTGCATTTTGATATTACGTTCATCTCCGTCACGCGGAATTCCTACCAACGTTACGGTTTGTGGTGTTCCTAATTCAGTTTTATCAATCAACCATGCGTATAACTGAACCTGCCAACGTTGTTGTGTGCTTGGGAAATAATCCAAATTCTTCAACTTGGTTGTTTTCCAATCCACTACTGCGCCCACGCTCGGAATGTATAGGTCAATGTGACCTTTTATCCCTTCAAATTCAACTTCTTTTTCCAACCAATATTCAACGCCCCAATCTTCTTGCATATTTTGTGTTAGTGCTTCTTCAATCATTGTGTGAATTGCAGTTCCCATTAGTGCTGGAAGTTTGAGTGTGTCATTTTCCTTTGGCGTATTTTGCAGTTGTAACCAAACCTGCCTACGACAACCACCGATTTGTGATACTCCAATCTCGGTTTGTTGTGAGCGAGCGCGTGATTTGTCGTAACTTGTTAGTGCCTTGATTAGCATTTCATTTATTTGCATTTGCTTTGTCCCTATTCTCTAGTTGTGTATTTACTAAATTGCAGAAGTTGTGATACGCCTCTGCATCTATATCGTCATTAACTTCCATACCTGTAACAACTTTGTCCCATTCGGTATCTGTTAGTACAGGTTCATCTTCTGTTTGTATTTCTGCATCTTCTCGGAGATAAATCAGACAGTAAACCTGCTCATCTTGATTTAACTCTTTTAATATATCTATTGCTTGATGTACCTTCACTTTGTCCCCTTACATTTCCAACGATGCTCTAACGGACGTTCCGATAGACCGTGCAATATCCACTTGTGTGCGGATACGCATTGAGTTACCTCTGGCGGCTTTTACCACCGCTTCTGCTTGATTAACTGCTCTGTATTGGTCTTGACAAGCCAGTAATGCGCAATCTTGTACATCTTGAACACGCATTTTCTCGGTAGATAACTTCATACGAGAATGTGCCATTTCAATCTCGTACTCTGTTTTTGCTTTGTGATAGGCGTATTCTGCTTTTTCTAAGAAGTCATGCGCTTCATCAACTTCTTTACTAAGCGTTGCCAATCTATTTTCAATTGCTTGTGGAGTTACCACTTAGTTTTCCCTTCCCTGAATTACCGCAAACGGAGCATTGAGCCATTGCATTTGTTTTCCAATTACCGCAATACCAGCAACGGCAAGGTTCATTATCTATTAGTGGCATTATTGGCAATCCCAACAATGATGATTAGTGCTTCATCTTCTGTAAAACCAGCAAGTACCAAATTGCCATACAATTCAAATAATTTATCCGTTGAGATAGATAACAAAGGATTATCTGTATTTGATTTGTAGGTAACTTTTACGCTACTTGTTGTTTTTGTTTTACCAGTATCAATATTTGTTAAAAAATCGAACCAGTTTGGATTATTATTTATTGCCATTATTCGCCTTTCATTGCTCTGAGTTCAAATACGCCTTCCCACTCTGGGTGGCGTTCCAAGATTAAACGTGCGTAATAAGGCACGTAATTGTTATTGATTTTGAAATCTGAATTAGGGTCATCAGTTTCCAAGTAATAGTTCCAACGCAAAACTTCAATTAGCATTTTCATACCAATTTTGCGCCGACCACGATTAACCATTTCAGCCGTCATTGATTCAAGCACCGAGTACACCTGCGGATTAAGTCTGTTAAATTCTTCAAACTTATCCGCAGATGTCATCTCGGTACTAAAATCAAGTTCCATAAAGAAACTATGATTAGCCATTTAGAATTTCTTTCGCTACCTGTGCCTTTTCTAGTAACGCTCGGCGTTCCATAATTTCTGCACGTAGTGTGGTTAATTCGTTAGTTGCCCTTGTTGGAAATTCATTATCCAAATTTGACTTATATTCCACAAATAGTTTGCGGAGTTCATCTAAGTTATCAATTTTGGATATTGTTTCTGACGTATCTTGATAGTTTGCAATCATATGCGGAGTTGTTACTGGTTCCGCTTTTACTTCTGCAATTTCTACAACGGTTGCAATTGGTGAAATTGGTTTGGCTTCTGCCTGTTCCATTTCTTCTGCCGTGTAGATACCTGATAGGTCATTTGGAAACGCCTTACGTAACGCCAACGCTTCTGCGCATTTGGCAATCATTAAGTCTGGCATTTTCTTCCATATTGGAGAGTTAGCGGAATAACTTTCAAACTTTGCCACCGCCCATAACGGTTCAGCAAAGCCCTTACGCATTACTCCTACTTTTGCCGCAACTGGTGGTGTAGTTTCCAGCCATACGTCTGTCCATTCACCATCTTTGCCACACCAATACGGACCAACTTGCCCTGCATATTCACCGCTACGTTGCGCAACGATTCGTAATCCGTCAATTGATGCTTGAATGGTGTAACGACCACCGCGTTCAATCATGTAGATTTGACGAGCAAATGGGTCAAGCCCTGTGCGTTGTGAGTAATGCAAAAACACCGCTAGTTCAGCCTTTGGTGCGTTTGCTAACCCAATCTGTTTCAAAGCCGCTAACTGTTGGTCGTCCCAAAAGTTTTGCTCGCCATTAACTGCTAACGCTGATGACATTTATTCTTTCCCTTCTCTTGCCAAACGGACTCGCAATACAACTGGGTTGAGATGTTGAAGTGAATGTAATACTTCACCTTCCGCAGTATCACGAATTGACTTTGCTAGTTCCGCGCCTTTTAGCGTTTCTACTGTTGAAGTAGGCGTAGGAATTTCTACCGCTACTAGCACTTTTACTGTGTTTGCCATTTATTTATTGCCTTTCGTTTGTTGGTTTATTTGTTTATGAGCCGCTATTTCATAACTACTCACAACATCTTGTAGGTTTTTGATAACTGCCCACGTTATTTCGGCGTTATCCATCTCAATAGCACGATTGAAGTTTTCTACCGTACTGTGCATAAATCTTGATATTTTTTTGTCCATAATTAAAA